CGACGACGGCGGGATCGGCGGCGGGATCATCATCGTCACCGCCCCCGCGATCATCTTCGGCGCAAGCGGCATGATTGAGGCCACCGGCGGCCCCGGCACCGGCGGGGTCGGCAAAGACGGCTCGGGCGGCGCCGGAGGCGGCTATATCGAGACCAACACGCGAGTGGTTGTCCCCCTCGGCAACCTGGACGTCAGCGGCGGCGTCGCCGAAGCGAGTCAATACAGCACCGGCGGCGACGGCAGGGACGGCCTGATCGTTCGGAGGATCGTGTGAATGATCGGCTTCGACTGCAAGGCGCTGTTCTTCGACACCAAGGCCATCCGCCGGCACGTGGATCGCGCGACACGGCGCGTTCTCAGCCGGTTCGGGGCGTTTGTTCGTCGGACGGCGAAGCAGTCGATCCGTAAGCGGAAGGCGCCGTCGCCGCCCGGCACGCCGCCGTCGAGCCACACGGGGCTGCTGCGGAAGTTCATCTGGTTCGGGTACGACCCGGGCAGACGGAGGGTCGTCATCGGCCCGGCGCGACTGAGCCGGAAGGGCCGCGGGGAGGCGCCCAGCCTGCTGGAGTACGGCGGCTCGACCATGGTGCAGCGCGGAGGCAAGCGCAGACGCGCGAGAATCCGGCCCAGGCCCTTCATGGGCCCGGCGATGGCCAACGAGCAACCCAAGCTGCCGGCCATGTGGCGCGACAGTGTTCGGGGCAGGTAAAGGAGCCACACGATGTCGCAGGAATTCGTCATCGGCATGGATGGCAAGGCGTATCAGGGCCCGGCCGACACGGCGATCGGGTCGCTGACGGAGATCACCAACATCAAGGATGTGACCGTCTCGCTGGAGGCGGGTGAGGCCGACGTCACCACCCGCGGCAACAGCGGATGGCGGGCGACCGCCCCGACGCTCCGCGAATGCACCGCCGAGTTCGAGATGCTCTGGAAACCCGCCGACGCCTCCTTCATCGCGATCAAGAACGCCTTCCTCAACGGGACGACGCTGGCGATGGCGTTCCTGTCCGGCGAGCCGGGCAGCGCCGGGGAAGGCCCGCTGGGCAACTTCGCGATCACCAACTTCACGCGGAGCGAGCCGCTGGAGGAGGGCATGACCGTAAGTGTGACGGCCAAGCTCAGCAAGTTCACCCAGTGGATCGAGTAGCCCCATACGACAGAGAGGAGTGCGGTTGATATGCCCAAGGCCATCATTGCATCACAGATCCAAATCGGCGGGACGCAGATGAGCGCATCGAACACGCTCACCGGCAACGCCCAGGAGAGCTACTCGCCCACGACCGACCCGGTCGCGGCCCAGGAAGGCACACTCGATACCCGAACCGACGCCGACACCGGCGTCGTCGGCTGCTCGACGGGCCACGGGATCGAAACGGGCGACAAGGTGGTCGTGTCGTGGACCGAGTCCGGCGTCCGCAAGAGCCGCACCGACATGGATGCGACCGTCTCGGGCGACAACGTGACCATCGACGGCGGCGATGGCGACGACCTGCCGGCGGAGGATTCGACGGTCAACGTCGCCGTCCAGACCGACATGGCCGCCTCGTTCGACGGTGATGATCTGGTGGCCATCGGCGCCACCGCCAGCCGCGACACGACGCTGGTGTTCTACGACAGCGGCGACGCCGTCCTGCTCAAGACGGAACTGTACGCCGGGTCGGCGTGGATCTGGCAGAGCGGCGCGGGCACGTCGACGCCGATCACCGGCAACGCCGTCGCCCGGATCGCCATCGGCAACCGCGATACGGCGGGCGCCGTCGCGTTCAACCTCGGTCTCCTGCAGAACGTCTGACCACGAAAGGACACCCAGACGCCATGACGAAGTTCACGGATGCCAAGGGCCGCGAGTGGCACATCACGCTCAGCCTCGGGATGGCGATGCGGATCAAGGATGAGCTCGACGTCGATCTGCTGCAGCCGGAGGCGGGTGACCCGCCGCTGCTGACCCGACTTGGAACCGAGGAGATCCTGCTGGGGCAGGTGCTGTGCGTCTTCCTCTCTGACCAGTTCGAACTCCACGGGCTCACCGAGACCGATGTGAAGTACGGGTTCGACGGGGCGACGCTGCTGGCGGCGCAGCAGGCGTTCTATGAGGAGTTGGGGGATTTTTTCCGGAGCCGCGGCCGAAGCGACCGGGCGAAGGCGATCACCAAGCAAGTGGCGCTGATCACCGCGGCAGTCAAGGCGAACGAGACGCGGATCGACGGGTTCGACGTGAGCGAGACGATCCGCGATGCGCTGAGCGAGTCGAGCCCTGGAACGATGTCTGGCGAATCGCCGGCAGCGTCGGCGTCGACCCTCGACCCCTGACGCTACGGCAGCTGCTGCTGATGGCGGAAGGCCACGGCCGCCAATGGTGGGCGCATACTTCCGCGATCATGTGGATCGTTGCCATGGTCAATCGTGACCCGAAGAAACGCAAGCCGAGGCCGGACGACTTCAACCCGTATGCCTCGCGACGTCGGCGACCCGCCACGCCGGAGGACCTGGCGATGCTGAGGCAGGCCCTGGAGGGCCGAAAGGACACAGAACGATGAACGATGGATTGCACTCGACGTTAACGATCATTGACCACAACCGTTATGCCGTCATCGGCATCCTCCTGGCCGCGATGGTGGCCGCAGCGCTGGCGGGCTGTCAGGTCACCACGGCCAGCACGCTGGCGCCCGGGGAGAAGGTGACCGCCGATGAGCTGTCCCGCGAGGTCGCCGTCGCCGACGCCGGCTTCGCCAAGCGCCGGGCCGACCTGGAAGCGGGCGCCGCCGCATTGAACGCGGACATCGACGCCCACAACGCCGCCGTCGACGCGGCCGAATCGGAACTCCGGCGCAAGGCAGAGTTCCGCTCGACCATCGTCGAAACGGTCGGCTCACTCGGTGTGGCCGCAGCTGAAGGCACGGTGAGCCCCGCAGCCGGTATCGGGGCGGTCGTGCAGCTACTCACGCTGGGCGCTGCCGGGGGGCTGCTGGCGGACAACCGACGGAAGGACCGCGTCATTGGAAGCACCAAGGCGCTCGCCGAGGAATCGTCCGGGCAAGATGGATGAAGAAGTCAGGGTCCCGGCCAAGGGCAGCGATGACGAACCCGCCATCGGGGCGATTGGCTTCCTCGAGGGCTAGTGTGACCTACCCACGCCAACAGACACGGGAGTAGTGAGTGACTCTATCCGTGCTCAGCACACTTCGAAGGCCGCTTCTTGTTCAACAGCGGGCGCAGGCTATCGTATGCTTCATTCTCGGCGCATCGCTTGCAGCGAATACCGCTTTCCCAGCCGATGAACAAGTCCAGCGGCTTCACCTTGTGTTCGTGGCACCATCTCCAGAGACTCTGTCCACCGGAATGGTGGTTTGTCTCGTCCCCAAAGAAGCCGCACATGTCAGCGATGAGGTCACCGATCCGCGTTCGGAATCGCTTAGATACGCCCGTGTTTCCGCCGACATAAAGTATCTTGGCGTCTTGAGACGGGCATCCCTGCCAAGCTTCTATGCTAACGGCGTAGATCCCGCCATCTTCTGGCGGGATCTCGCGGCCGTCATCAATAGCCGTTTCGAGAAGCACTCGCACCTGGAATGGGCCATGCCATGGCATGCTCGACCTCCTCAATATGCAAGCATGCATTGTCGGGGCCGCTATCTGGAGGTCAAGTAAAGGATGGCCAGTACAAGCGGCATCCGGGCCGGGCGGGCATTCGTCGAGCTGTTCGCCGACGACAGCAAGCTCGTGCGCGGTCTACGTCGGGCCGAGAAGCGGCTGAAGGCGTTCGGCGATCGCATCCGCAACTTCGGTCTGAAGATGGCCGGTCTGGGGTCGGCCATCCTCGCGCCCCTGGCGGCGTCGGCCAAAGCCTTCTCCGGTTACGGCGACCAGGTCGCCAAGATGGCCAAGCGGACGGGCCTTTCGGTCGAGACACTCAGCGAGTTGCGGTTCGTGGCCAGCCAGACGGGCACCGAGTTCGAATCGCTCGAGATGGGCTTCCGCAGAATGCAGCGAAGCATCTACGACGCTGGTCGCGGCATGTCGACCGCCGTGGACGCCCTGGCCGATCTGAACCTGACGTTCGGCGACCTCGACGGTCTGTCGCCCGAAGAGCAGTTCAAGGTTCTGGCCGACCGGATCGGACGCATCGAAGATCCGACCAAGAAGGCCGCGATCGCGATGACGCTGTTCGGCCGGACGGGCACGAACCTGCTGCCGATGTTCGCCGAGGGCGCCGCAGGCATCGAGGCGCTGCAAGCTGAGGCCCGGCGCCTGGGACTCACCATGTCCACCGAGGATGCCAAGGCGGCCGAGGATTTCACCGATGTCCTCGACAAGCTTTGGAAGGTCGTCAAGATGGGCGTCTTCCACGTCGGCGCTGCCCTGGCCCCTGTCCTCCAGAAGGTCGCCGAAACGATCACATCCGTCGCCGCGACCATCTCCCGGTGGATCACACAGAACCGCGACCTGATCGTCACGGTTCTCCAGGTCGGCGCGGCCGTCCTCGCCGGCGGGATCGTCCTGATGGTCTTCGGGACGGTCCTGTCGGGGCTGGGGTCGATCCTGGGGCTGCTCATCTCCACAATCACGACCGTCGCCGCCGCGATCAAGATATTGGGCGCGGCTATCGCCTTCCTCGTCTCGCCGATCGGCATGGTCCTCGCCGCGGTCGCGGCACTGGGCGGGTACCTGGTCTACGCATCCGGCGTCGCCGGCGAAGCCCTCGACTGGCTCGGAGACCGGTTCAATGTGCTCAAAGAGGATGCGCTCGCCTCGTTCGGGGGCATCTCCGACGCACTGGCCGCTGGCGACATGGCCCTGGCGATGAAGGTGCTGTGGCTGACGCTCAAGATGGAGTGGACCCGGGGCGTGAACTTCCTGGAGAAGGCCTGGCTCAACTTCCGCAACTTCTTCATCAAGATCGGCTACGACGCCTGGAGTGGTCTGCTGGCGATCGTCGAGACCGTCTGGCACGGCCTGGAGGTCGGCTGGATCGAAACGACGGCCTTCCTCTCCAAAACGTGGTCGAAGTTCACCGGGTTCTTCGCCCGGACCTGGGAACGCATGAAGGCGTGGGCCTCCAAGGCGTGGACGTGGATCAAGGGACTGTTTGACGACTCCACGGCCGAGTCCCGTGCGGCCGCCTATGCCGAGATCGACCGACGGAAGGACACCGCGATCCAACGGATCGAGGATGAGCAGGATCGAAAGGTTGCGGCCCGCGAAGCCAAGCGACAGAGCGACCGCGAACGGGCCGCGGCTGTCCACGAGGCGACAATGGCCCAGATCGGGCAGGACAATCTCGATCGACACCAGGGGCTCGATGCCGAGTACGCACGCCGCATGGCCGAGAATGAAGCTGATCTCGCGGCAGCCCGAGCCGAGTGGCAGGCCGCTGTCAACGATGCCAGGACGGCCCGTGTGAACGCCGCCGACGGCGGGCCGGGCCTGCCGGGCGCCCCGGGCGGGATCGAGCCCCCGGGCACGATACTGGCCTCTCAGGCCGCGAAGATCGGGGCGAGAGGAACGTTCAACGTCGCATCAGTCATTGGTCTCCAAGCCGGCGGAGCCTCTGATCGGCTCACTGACGTGGCCGAAGACACGCTGCGGCTCACCGAACGGATCGAGCGCAACACCCGGCCGCTACGCGATGGGATGGGGGAGACGTTCTGATGGGCATCACGCTCACCGAAAAGCCCGACAGCCGCGAGTGGACGGCCGGCGACAACCCGACCTGTCGGCGGACGTTCATCCTTGAGGGGACTACCGACGATGCCGCGGCCAAGGACTTCCTTGAGGCATCGGTCGAACAGACGTGGAACTACCTCAAGCGGATGGAGTGCACGCTCGAACCGATCCATATCGACGAGGCGACCGGCGTCGGCGTCTGGGACTGCACGGCCAGGTACGCGAAGATCGTCCGCGAGACCCAGGAGGTCGGCGAGTCGAGCTTCAGCTTCGACACCGGCGGCGGGACGCAGCATATCACACAGGCGCTCGGCACGATCGGGACCTACGTCGCCGGCGGCACGGCACCCAACTTCAAGGGGGCCATTGGTGTCACCAGCGACAGCGTCGACGGTGTGGACATCACCGTACCGGTCTACAACTTCTCCGAGACGCACATCATCGACGATGAAGACGTCGATATGGCGTACAAGGCGACGTTGTTCAACCTGACCGGCAAGGTGAACAGTGCCTCCTTCCGCGGCTTCGCCGCCGGCGAGGTCCTCTTCCTCGGCGCCTCCGGCTCCAAACGCGGCAGCGACGACTGGGAGATCTCGTTCCGCTTCGCCGCCAGCCCCAACATGACCAACATCACCGTCGGCGACATCACCGTCCCGGCCAAGGCGGGCTGGGAGTACCTCTGGGTCCAGTACGCCGACGAGGAAGACACCTCGGCGAACCGACTGGTCAAGCGGCCCATCGCCGCGACGGTCAATGTGGTCTACGAATCGGGCAACCTCGCCGGGCTCGGGATCGGAACCTAGCCGATGAGCGATCCGTTCAGGAAAGTCAAAGCCGGCGACCCGTTCAGGATCTCGCCCGAGGCCTACAACGGGTTTGTGGATGCATCGCTCGACTACAAGCGGCGGACGGCCAACCAAGGCCGGACCGGTTCGCGGGAGTTCCCTTCTTTCCAGACCGTCCTTGTCCGTAACGATACGGGCGCGGCTCAGGGGCGACTGGCCGTGCTCGGCATCAACTCGCCGATCATCGATCCGGCTGACAATGCGGACGAGTTCAAGCGACGGGTCGCCCTGTCTTGCGTGGCGCCGGCCGCCGACACCCACGAGGGCAAGTTTGTGGTCCTGGCCGAGCCCCTGGCTGTCGGCGCGATCGGCCGCGCTTACGCCGCAGGGCTATGCCCGGCAGAAGTCAATGTGGAAGATGAAGACGCCGAAGCCTATCAATACGCCGAGATCGCCGACGAGACGACCGAGGGGCTGCTGGCCTCGCCAAGCGGGTCGGCGTCGATTATCTGGAAAGAGGATGGCGTCGGCCTGAAGCCGGCCATCGTGCGGCTCGGAGGCGCCGCCGGGGGCCGGATCTCATGGGCGAAGGCGACGACCAACTGGCACAACGTGACCGGCAACGGTTCCTACGTCGACTGCCACCCGTGTGAGGATGCCGCCGGCACGAATCCCGACACGGGCACGACACTGCGGATCTACCTGCCGCGATCCAACGGATCGGACCCGAACGTGGTGGCCGACCAGGTGATCGGCTACACGTCCGCCGCGGGTGAGTCCCTCGTGGCGGCCACCGGACACCTCGACGCGGCCATCGGAACCATCCGCATGTGGACGGTCAACACAGGCGACCCGCCGCCCGGGTGGCAGGACTGCGACACCTGGCTCGGCTCCGTCGATATGCGCGGCCGATTTCCCGTCGGCAAGGGCGACGGCGATACGGTCGGTGATCACGGCGGCACGACAGAGCACTGCCACGCTCTGGAGCGGGATGCATATCCCCCACCCCCATGCGGCTACGTCCAGATCGACGAAGGCACGTGGCAGTCCATGTACCTCAGCACCAGCGTCGTGGACCACCAGCCCCCGTATTGCGTCCTGCGTTTCATCGAACGGTACGACAACTCGGCGTAGAACACGCCACGGGTCGCCGAAGCGGCGGCGATCGCCGCCGAAGTCAAACAGATCGGCGAGGCCTGCCATCAATGCAGCGTCGTCGAGGACTCACCGGACGCTGACGACTGCCCTTTCATCAAGCACTTTAAAGGAAATCGCCGCCGACAGATTCGCATGAGGACGGCCAAGTGTCACGCAGGCCGGTGGGTAGTCAATCCCGGCTGACAGCTAAGGGCAGGCTAACCCGCCTTCGGCCAGCGACTACTGATGGGCCTTGTTGTGGACTCATAGCGAACGGTTGCTGATTAGCAGTTCGTGTCCCTGGCTGTTGCCCGCTGCGGGGCTGTTGCAGCCGATCGTGTAGCGGGTAGTCAGTCGTTTCTTTCTGAACTGTCGGTAGAGGCGACGAATCTCGGGGCAATCGTTGTAACTCAGCAACCACTGGCCGCGAATCGGATCCAGCGCATCGGCCAACCGTTGATGGTCGTCGGCCACAAGCGTGTGTGCGTACGGCTGGGACACATCAGCGTAGGGCGGATCCACATAGAAGAGGGTTGTAGGCCGATCATAACGACGCATGATCGCCGCAAAATCAAGCGCCTCGAATAGGACGCCACGGAGCCGCTCGATGGTTGCATCCAGGCTCTGCAGAACGGCTACCGGCAATACAGACGCCCGACGACTGGCTTGTACCCCGAACGTGGGGCCGGACATTCGCCCACCAAACGCCACGCGATTCAAGTACCAGAACCGTGTCGCTCTGCGGAACTGGCTCGTTGGCCTTGCCGTCCGTACTTGACTGAAGAGTCGGCGGCTGTAGGGCATCGCGTCGACTTCCAGCGCGAGCCGTCGCCCTTGTCTGTGAAGGACGCGGTAGAAGTTGATCAACTCCTCATCCAGATCATTCAGGATCTCAACGTCTGACTCCGCCTTCGATTTCGCCCAGAAGACGGCTGCCGCACCGCAACAGACTTCGACGTACACCTCGTGTTCTTGAAAATGCCGGAGGATAGCTTCAGTCAGCTTCCGTTTGCCTCCAGGCCAACGTAACGGACTCGATGGGCGTCTCAATGCGATTGATACCTCCAAATCAAGGTGCCTGTGGGGTCCGATCTGACGGGAATCAGCTCGGCTCCTCGACCTGAGAAAAAACAGTACCCCCTCACTATAATGGCGCTTTTTAGAGGTATCCCCGCGTACGATCGCGACACTCGTTGCACAACAGACCCGTAAGTCTCTTTATATTATAGCCCTATCTCGCCCCCTCACCGACGACTGCCCCTTCCTCGCCCCCTACTCGCCACCCGTCGCGACCTCACCACGCGCGGCCCCGCCCGTTGCCCAATCAGGCGGCCCGGAGTCGCTGCAGAGCAGCTCTCCGCTCTCACAAGTCGCCAAACCACAGCGCCCATCGGTCCTTTGACGTAAGCTCCGCCCTCGGCGAGCCTTCTTCACCCGCCAGCACCTCAAACGGGGATTGACAGCACACCCCCCTGCGCTGTCAAATGCCTGCCTGTCTCCTCGGTGGCGGCCAGGGGGCCCATCTTTGGTACGCCTCGTGGCCCGTTGTCGCAATTGGCGAAGAGACTTACGATGTGATGACTGTTGGTGATCCTTCGGCCATCCGAACACACTCACGGTAAAGGTCCGCGATATCTGTTGCCACCAACGGGTCTTGGTAGGCCGGAAGGCGAACGCTGATGACAACGCCATACCATGCGAAGTACTTTGCTCACGAGCTGACGCGGCTCGGCGGAAATGGTGTGGAACGGCTGGGCCGATCGCTTTTCGACGCCTGCGTCGACCTGAATCCGCACCAGATCGAGGCCGCCCTCTTCGCCATGCGGTCACCCATCTCCAAGGGCGCCCTCCTGGCCGACGAGGTCGGTCTCGGCAAGACCATCGAGGCGGGACTGGTGGCCTGCCAGTTCTGGGCCGAACGCCGGCGACGAATTCTCGTCATCTGCCCGGCGTCCCTGCGCAAGCAATGGGAGCAGGAACTGATCGAGAAGTTCAACCTGCCGTGCCGGGTCCTCGATGCTCGCACCTGCCGCCAGATCGAGGCCGAAGGCAACCCCAGCCCGTTTGTGCTCGACTCGGTCGTCATATGCTCGATGCACTTCGCCAGCCGCCGTAGCGAGGCCGTCCGCGCCGTTCCCTGGGATCTGGTGATCATCGACGAGGCCCACAAGCTGCGGAACGCCTACCGCCAGAGCAATCGCATGGGACAGAGCCTCCGGTGGGCTCTAGAGAACCGTCGTACGCTGCTGGTGACCGCCACGCCACTGCAGAACTCCCTGCTGGAGCTCTACGGCTTGTCCACGCTTATCGACGAGCAGTTCTTCGGCGATCTGCCGTCCTTCCGCACCCAGTACTGCAATGCCGGCGGCGACCTCGGCGGCCTCCAGGACCGGCTGCGGTCGTTCTGCACACGTACGCTCCGGCGGCAAGTTCTGGAGTACATCAGCTATACCGAACGACGGCTCATCACGCGGCCCTTCAGTCCCACCGATCAGGAGCACAAGCTCTACGAGGCCATCTCGGAATTCCTCCATCGCAAAGACACCTACGCGTTGCCGAAGCGGCAGAAGCACCTGCTCATACTGCTGGTCCGCAAGGTGCTGGCCTCGTCACCACAGGCGGTCGCGCACACGCTGGAGACGATACGCAGCCGCCTACTGCGACTAGCCGAACAGACCCGCGAGAATCAGAGCATCGTGGATCGCCTGATTTTGGGGGAGGATATCGACGAAGACCTATTCGATGAGTTGTTGGCCGATGAGGAAGACCTGGACCTCGAAGCCGAAAACGACGAAGCACCGGCCGATGAAGGCGACGAGGAGCCTATAGACCTAGACAAGCTCCAAGCCGAGATTGACGAACTCGGTGATTACATTCGCTGGGCTCGCAGCATCGGGGCCGATACGAAGACTCGTGACCTGCTGAAGGCCATCGAGATCGGTTTCCAGGAGATGGAGAAGATCGGCGCCGCTCGCAAGGCCGTCATCTTCACCGAGTCCAAACGGACCCAGGCCTTTCTCCGCGGCTACCTGGAGGCTAACGGTTTTGCAGGCAAGGTGCTCACCTTCAACGGCACGAATCGGGAGCCGGAATCGACCGAGGTCTATCAGCGTTGGCGGGAGGCCAACGCCGATAGCGGCCGGGCCTCTGGTTCGCGGCCCATCGATGTTCGCACAGCCATCATCGACAAGTTCCGCGATGATGCGGAGATCCTCATCGGCACCGAGGCCCTGGCCGAGGGGGTCAATCTGCAGTTCTCCTCTCTGGTGATCAACTTCGACCTGCCCTGGAACCCGCAGCGTGTCGAGCAGCGAATTGGGCGTTGCCACCGGTACGGACAAGAGCATGACGTCGTGGTCATCAACTTCCTCAACCAACGCAACGAAGCCGACCTGCGCGTCTACGAGTTGCTGGAGACCAAGTTCAGCCTGTTCACGGGTGTCTTCGGCGCTTCGGATGACATCCTGGGCACGATCGCTTCGGGGGCCGACTTCGAACGCCGCGTGCTGGATATCTACCAGGAGTGTCGTACGTCCGAAGAGATCCAGGCCGCGTTCGCGAAGCTGCAGGCTGAGCTTGACGAATCCATTCAATCAAGAATGCAGGATACCCGTCGGCTGCTACTGGAACACTTCGATGAGGATGTTCACGCTCGGCTGAAGGTCAACCTTGGCGGGGCACAGCAACGTTTGGACGCCATCAGTCGCATGTTTTGGATCCTTACCCGGTTCATCCTGGCCGGCTGCGCCCGGTTCGACGACTCTTCGCTGAGCTTCGATTTGGAGAACTCGCCCCTGCCGGCCGCGAGGCCGGGGCGATACCACCTGATCTCCAAGGAGCCCGGGGTCGAGAACACGCTTGGCGAGTTCCTCTACCGGCTCAGCCATCCGTTGGGCGAGCATGTTCTGCACGCCGGTAAGACCTGCCCGACCCCGACGGCCGAGGTGATCTTCGACATCAGCAACCACCCGACACGCATCGAGGTGGTCAAACAGTTGGCCGGTAAGAGCGGCTACCTGACGCTTCAGCATCTCCAGATCGACTCGTTTGAGACCGAGGAGCACCTGCTGTTCACCGCCTTCACAGACGACGGTGAATCGCTCGACGCTGAGACCGGCGCGAAACTGTTCAGCTGCGCCGGCCGCGTGATTGACGGCGACGTTCCGCTTGACGGCGCAGCCGATCGCTTGGACGCCGACACCCAACAGTACGTGCGAGCCACACTCAACCGATCAATCGAGGCCAACAACAGACACTTCAACGAGGCTCGCGGCCAACTGGACCAGTGGGCCGAGGAGATGGAGTTGGCCTCCCAGAAGGAACTCGACGACACCAAGAACCAGATTCGCACCCTTAATCGCCAGGCCCGGCAGGCTGAGACCATGCAGGCCTCCCGTGAGATTCAGGAGAAGGTTCGCAGCCTGGAAACCCACAAGCGTCGCCTCCGCCAGAAGATCTTCGACGTCGAGGATGAGATCGCCGCCAAGCGTGATCAACTGATCGATGCCCTGGAACAACGCATGCAGCACAAGACGAACATCACGCCATTGTTCACCATACGGTGGCGTGTTCAGTAGTACGGAAAGGATTCGAATACACGATGCCCACAGCCCAGCAATTGCGTGAGCGACTGACCGATAAGCTCAAGGAGCTGTTCCAGCTCAACCAGCCCGACCTTGACTTCGGTTTCTACCGCATCATGCACGCCAAGGCAGATCAGGTCACTGAGTTCTTGGAGAACGACCTGCTCGCGATCGTCGAACAGGCCTTCGGCGACGATAATGAGACCAAGCTCGCCGAGCTTCGCAAGGCGTACGAAGACGCCATCGAACAGGCCCGCGAATTCGGTGCGGACAAGCCCGAGGAAACCAAGCCTGTTCGCGAGGCCAAGGCCGCCCTCGACGCCGCGGCCGATACGTCCAAGGCCGAGGGAGAGGTATACGACCACCTGTATCGCTTCTTCGAACGCTACTATGAGGACGGCGATTTCATCTCGCGCCGTTACTATGCCCGAGAGACCGGGTCGAAAGCCGCGGCGTACGCGATTCCCTACTCCGGCGAGGAGGTCAAGCTCCACTGGGCCAACGCCGACCAGTACTACATCAAGACCACCGAGCACTTCAATCACTTCAGCTTCGACCTGTCCCAGGCCCCCGAGGCGGCCGATGTCGCCGATGAGATGTTCGGGACGGACGATGATTCCCACCCCATGCGCGTGCATTTCCGAATCGTCGAGGCCACCGAGGGCGAGCATGGTAACGTGAAGGCCTCCGAGCAGACCACACGCTACTTCATCATCAGCAAAGGGGCTCCAATCGAATTCGATGAGGCCGGAGAGCTAACCTGCCGTTTCGAGTTCCGCCCCGATCCAGAGAAGACCGGCCAGGAAGGCAAGTGGCGAGAACAGCGTAATTCCGAGGCTGTCGAGACGATCCTGGAAGCCCTGGATGCCCAGATCGCTGGCACGGCCGACGGCGTCAGTGCTGAGGCCGATTCCGCATCAAAGGGGAGGGCGCGAGCCTATGCTGCATTGCTTCGGGCGTCAGCACCCACCAGTAAGCAACCAGACCGGCCGTTACTGGCGAAGTACGTCAATGATTACACTGCCCAGAACACGATGGACTACTTTATCCACAAGG